CACGATCGTAAAATTAGCACATAATTTTACCGGGTCAAACAACATCAATCTTCTCGAGCCGTGTGGTCAATTCGGTACGAGACTCATGGGTGGTAAGGACGCGAGCCAAACGAGGTACATCTTCACAAAACTCACGAAGGATGCGAGAAAGCTCTTTGACGCAAAAGATGACGCCGTTTTGAAATACCTTGATGACGATGGTAAGCCTATCGAACCGGAGTACTACGTTCCAATTTTACCCACCGTGTTAGTCAACGGCACAGAGGGTATCGGTACTGGATTCAGTTGTTACGTACCACCTTTTAATCCAAAGGATATCTGTGAAAACATAGAACGGGCTATTTCTGGACAGCCGCTCAAGGAAATGAAACCGTGGTTCGATAAATTCAAAGGTCGTGTCTTCAAAAATGAAGAAGGTTTCTGGATCACAGAAGGTGTTTGGTCAACAAACAGTGCCGGAACCAGCATCAAAATCACCGAACTCCCACCGGGTAGATGGACACAAGACTACAAGGAATACTTGGATACACTCACCGAGAAGAAGATTATCTCAGGCTTCGTGAATAACAGTACCACAGAGGATGTGGATTTTACCATCACTGGGTATTCTGGAAAGAATCTCATCAAGGATTTTAAGCTACAAAAGTCCTTCCATGTGAGTAACATGCATTTGTTTCACCCAACCAAGGGTATCAAGAAATATACGAGCCCAGAAGATATTTTGGTAGATTTCATCGAGATTCGAATGGATACATACAAAAAGAGAAAACAACATCTCATCACAGTTCTAAAGGAGAAGACTAAGAAGCTTGAAAATATGTCTCGTTTTGTGAATGCAGTCATCAATGAAAAGATTGTGGTGTTCAAGCGCAAAAAGTCCGACCTCGAATCCGAGATTTCAAATACATACGATAAGATTGATGGATCATATGACTATCTGCTCAACATCAAGACGTACCAATATACAAAAGAGGCTGTTCAATCACTGTTGGACGAAACTAAGAAATCAATCGAAGAGCTCAAGCAACTTTCGTCGACAACTCACCTCGACATGTGGAAAACGGATTTAAAAATATATAAGCAATAAGTAGTATGTGCGATAGATCTGGTCCAAACACCGGTGCAGCACTCTGTCTCTCCGCTATAGGTGGACAGGACACGTACCTTTTGGGAACAGATTCACTCTTTAATTACAAACAGAAGAGACACGCCGAATTTAGGAAATTTCATAGAAGTTTTAATATAAACAAACCATCTACTGCATCGGGCAACTGGCCGTTCGGCGAAACTGTCAAAGTGACATTCAATCCACAAAACATGGGTGATTTATTGTCAAATATGTACATTCGTGTAAAGTTACCCGCTTTATCTAACACAGATTATAACTACCCAGACAAGGTTGGGAAGCATTTATTTAAAAGTATAACCATGCGTGCAGATGAAACTGTGCTAGAGGTATACAGAGATGATATAGGTTACTTGTACGATGAATTGTACTTGGATCACTCCGAACACGTAAGTAGAGAGTACACAGACAATAGGTTTTTAAATCGTGTCACTATCGTGTCCGATTCTCTTAAGAATGTCAGGATATCAGACACATTCGTGTATGTACCTATTCCATTTTTCTTTTCTAGAAGTTATGAATCTTCGGACTACGAAACAAATGTACACAATAGACCTTATTTTCCGCTGTGTGCAATGAATAAACAAAAGCTTGAATTTGATATTGAATTCAGACCACAGTCATTTTTTACAGATGATCCAGTCGACATAACATTAGATGGATTCGACATAGTCACCGAAGAAATTACAGTCACACAAGAAGAACGTCTATTCTACACGTCAAATAAATATGAAATGATAACTGACATCTTTCAAACGCACCCAAAAATAGATACTGAACCTGGTAAAGATAAATTAAAGGCTGAACTCACACCACAAGGTAGGGTGAAAACCTTGCACTTCTTTTTCAGAAACAAACTATTCGAAGACGATAGCGTGTCTAGTAACACGAGTGTAGTAGGTAACAGTTCCACTACAGATCAAAAGTATCATTACTATCACAACCGTTTCAATTTCACACCATTTCCATCTTATGTGAAATCAAATGATTCTATTTCAGATGACGTAGCCATTGATGCAAAATTATATATAAATGGCGAAGATCTACCAAACATTAATAAACCCGACTCACATTACTATAGATATCTCACCACATTGAATCACAAATTCCATAGTACACCAAGAAACATATATACATACAGTTTCTCCATGAACCCAAGAAATGTAGATCCATCGGGAAGTCTCGATTTTACAAACATCAAAAACAGTCGAACAACTATAGAATTTACATTAAACCCATACTACGGGGTAAATGAAGAATATACGTGTCATATATATTACACAACTTATACTACTTTCACTTTTGAAAATGGATTTTTGACTACCAGAGTTGAACCGATTTCGTATTCTGCAAACATTGAAGAATATGGAATAAGTGCATCAGATGGGGTAGAAAGTGAAGTAAGGAACATAGGAGGAGTTGATATGATAGTATCATTTCCCGAATAACACACCCTTATTTTCTTTTATGTATTTTATGATACCATTTTTTATACACCATTTGATGAAATTGAGCTGTGCAACAGTCGTATTAATTTCATCATCTGTGCCGGGTATCTTGTATGAAATTTTGTCGGATCGACAAAACGGATCAAATAATTTTTTGCTATATCCATCTAATGTTGATTTGTAAGCACAGTGCACACTGAAAATCTTACCATCAGTTGTTTTGTACATCAAATTCATCTTTTTAGAATAGTTAGTGATAAACCATTCCAAATTTCTAAGGGAGATACCACCAGTCTTTGACAGAATTTGCGTGAGCATTTGTCCATTTTCTGGTGTACCATAAAACGTATCAATTGATTTTAGTAGGATATCCGATTTCCTCATATTACATCATAAGCCGCAAATCTCTAAATTGGTTACTACTAGATGACTCACATGCAGGGCATCCAGGTTTAAATAATGGGGGTAATGGATGATTATGTCTCGCCGAACCCCCAACATTTACAGGTTCATGCAATTTTGTAGAATTTACATGTGATAAACAAAACCCATCGTGACTCGCCTTTCTAGTACACGGTTGACCACCCTTTTTGATACCTAAACAATATCCACCTGGATTGGGTAAGTCCCTCAATAATAATTTTAGAGGTATGTTATGAATCGTGGATATAGACTGCGCGTACAATAGCATTCTCTCATGACATACCTTTTCCACCTCATCCTGAAAAACTCGGGACAAGTTTTCAGAAATCCTCATCCTTACTACATTATAGAGCTTAATTTTTAAATGGGAGTTCGTCGAGGGGTGTCTCCTGTTTCTTCTTTGGTCTTCTCTTTGGTTTAATCTTCGTAAGAAGTTCCCCAAAAATCTCTTCCTTTGGATCTTCAAAAAGTGGTTCAAGTAGATCACACACTGGATTAATGAACTTATTCATGAAGTAATACTCGTAATCGATTGGAATGTTATTGTCTTTCACATACTTTGGATCTTCTGATTTCTCAAAGGCTTTTGCCTTTGGATCTTCCGTCTTGACCAGAATATAAGGCACTCGGTCACCTGACTGCGGTTCTGATCCAGGTTGTCTCTCGCGCATTTTTCTCACGACTTGTACGTGGGCTTGATTAATGTCCCTGATTCCTGGGCTGTTTATGGATACATTCTGACCCTTAACCTTATACGAATCAGATAAACTCTGTGAAAGCATAAGCTTTTCGTTAGGTACATCACCCTCAATGAGTTCGATGGCTCGCTGGAGTGCGAGTGCTTTCGGGGGTTCAGTATCACTACTTTCGAGCACTACATCTAAAAGTTCTTTACACACCTCTCGCACGTGTGCTGTGTTATCACGTCTCACGAGCTGAAGACCCTTCACATCTATGTAGTCCATATTCATTTTTCCGTCTTTTCCCTGTGTCCAGAGTTTAGCGGCATACCGTTTCTTGCTATACAAGAAATAGGGCCAATAAACCTTTTCAAGTTCCAAATTATTTGGTTTTTTGAAGAGTGCAGTACACTCTTCAGCGGCGCGCTCACCAATCTCCCAACTGTACTCAACGGCTTCAATACCCTTGCGATCACCCACATCAAATTCAACCATGACACTATCGGTGTCACCGTACCTCACTTTCGCACCCGGAAAGTTCTTTTCCACGTACTCCTTTGTTTGATCGATCATGCTTCGTCCCTTTGTAGTGACAGTAGACGCGATGTTTACACACGGAAGCATACCCTTAGATGCACCAGTAAATCCATACACGGAGTTCATACTAATTTTATAAGCTAATTGCTTACCATTATACATAGCTTTGAGTGCACCCTTTGATGCAGCCATGTCCTTCTTCGCTTGTTTTCTGAACTGTTTCAATTCAAGAAGAATACTCGGCAGAAGCGTGGGTACACCTTGTGCGAATTTACATGTGCGTTTTGTAGGTGGTTGCCCTTCAATCTTATTTGGGACGGGAATCTCGAATGTTTCATATACAACACCAGGTACGTTTTCATATTTTGGATCCATCACGAGACTCGAATAACACAGATTATGTGCCATCATGATCGAAGGATACAGGCCTTCAAAATCCAGAGCTGTAATTGGTTTGTAGTACGCACCCTTCTGCGCCTCCAAAACAGTTGCACCTTCGTAGCCTTGATCACCGAGTTGTCCGTACTGAATTGTTGGAACCATGAATCCCATTTCCCTTGCCTTCTTTGTCAGTTGACTAAATACCTTGATTTGCTGCCCCCGTTCCACCAAATAACATAGTGGTACCCATGTCGCTTTCGCCATTTCCAAGAGGTTAATCAAGATACACAGTTTAGACAAAAGTCTGTGTGGAAGAAGAGTATCCTTAATACAATACTCAGCAACTTCCCGCAATTTTACCGGGTCACCTTCCCTGTATCGAGCAAACATCTCTTTCGCGGGCATATCAATTTTATTGTCCCCGAGATACAGTTTAGACACATTATCTAGTTTATACGAATCGAGTTTGTACCCTTTCTTCACCTCGTGGAACAAATCGAAAATAAATCGCCCAGGCATACTCACAAGTTTCAAATCGTTATCACCCAGTGCACTCGAAGACAATTTCTTAAGTGTGAGTTCACAATTGTGTCCCCGAAGTTTACTCAATTGAAAAAATTTAGGGTTACATTTAGTGACGATAGCTCGTTTCATCAAATACTCGAGATCAAAACCAAAAATGTTCCACCCAGTAATGATATCCACATCCTTTTCGTGAAGATATCGTTGGAACGCTTCAAGCATTTTACCCTCTGTATCGAACGATATGATGTTACACCCTTCAAGCTGAGAATCCGTTTGTTTATAACACAAGCATGTTTTATCATACGGTTCATCACTCCCAAACTTACACAGGGAAATAGCAATTTGAAAACACGCGTCACCCTCTATGTCTGCATCAGGAAATTTACCCGTAGAACTGTTACACTCGATATCCACTGATGCTACTACAAATGGTGCAGTCTCCGGATCTTCCACGGGTTTAAGGTTTCTCCAATTTTTACATTCAAGATCAATTTCAGTGTGTGCATTGTATCCCTGGACGCAATCATCACCGCTATCGAGCCACCCAGTAGACTGAATACCAGTTCTATGCATAAGCCTCAAAACTGGATCCAAGTTTGATTCATATAATTTCAATTTAAGTGTTTCATCTGGGAGAGGGCGTCTGAGACGACCGGCAACCATGCGCCTCGAAGCTAGATTCTTGAAAAACAACTGAAGATATGGAAACTGCTCATTATTTTGAAATCCCCATACATCTTTACGGTGTATAGTGTTATAACTTGTGAGACAACCAGGACACATCTTTTCAATTTTGTTGTAAATGATCTGAACCCGTTGCTGCGTCACATTCTTAGGAAGCTTCACGAATAAATATGGAGTGAATGCCGTCGTTACACATACAGATTTCCCTTCTTTTGTCTTACCAAAAATACTAATCAAGTGCTCATCATCCGTATCTTTAGTCTCCCAGGTGAGTGCTTGGAAGACGACCATACTTCGTTATGTACCTAAAATTTTAATATCATTTAATAATAATTATGTCAGCTGCACTTGTCGATCTCGTTTCAGTCGGAGCTCAGGATGCGTACATCACTGGTGAACCCCAAGTCAGTTTCTGGCGCCAAAACTACAAGCGTCACACGAACTTTGCAATCAAACCAGAGCGCATGGATTACATCGGCACTTTCAACGGAGGCAATGAAGTCGTTGTCCCAATTCGCTCGAAGGGTGACCTTTTGAGTTATGTATGGGTCGAACACCCAGATATCACAGAAGTTGGTGTCAACAACACCGGATTCCACTCCACCGATGACACGTCTGTCACCGAATTTAGCTTGCACATCGGTGGCCAAGAGGTGTGTCGCATGGATTCTCTCTACGTACAAGGCGTCCATAATGTTCTTCTCAGAGACAACCAATCCAAGGCTTCGTGTGCCGTGACCACCTCCGAAATCGCAGACAACGCGAAGGGTGTCAGTGGCAGCGCCGGTGA